GCAAGAGTTGGTACACCACTACATAAGATTGGATACTTTGCATTTACAAAGAAAGCTGCAGGAGAAGCAAAGAAAAGAATGCCAGCAGAAGATAAGAAATTACTTTACTTTCAAACGCTTCATTCGTTTGCATTTAATATTTTAAAATTAAAAGAAGAAGATGTGATGCAGCCATATCACTATGAAAGTTTTGGTAAAAAATTAAATGTAAAAGTAAAATACTATGACAGATACAACAAAGAAGAATCTCATTTTTTAACCTGTGATAATCCGTATTTTCAATTAATACACAGAGCAATCAATAGATGTGTAGACATACGAGAAGAGTTTGATCGTGGTGAACACAACTCAAAAGAAGTTGATTGGAATATGTTAAAGCATATTTCTGATAACTACGTTGTTTACAAACAAAAGAAAAAGCTAATTGATTTTAATGATATGATTGAAATGCTTTTAAAAGAGGACACAAAAATTCCAGAATTTGATGTGGTATTTATAGATGAAGCACAGGATCTATCACCATTACAATGGAAGCTATATGATAAGTTAAAAGAAAAAAGTAAAGATATTTATCTTGCAGGAGACGATGACCAGGCTATCTTTGCCTGGGCTGGAGCCGATGTAAATAGATTTATTAATGAACCTGCAAAAGAAAAAGTATTACATAAGTCTAGAAGAATATCAAAAGCCATACAAGAACAATCACAAATGTGTATTGAAAACATTATGGGTAATAGAAAAATAAAAAAATATTATCCAAGAAACTTTGATGGTAATTGTGAAGAGATTGCAAACCTAGATCAAATAGATTTATCTGTGGGTAAATGGTTAATACTAACAAGAACTGTATCTAAACTTTTAAAAATTGAAGAACAATTAAAAAAGAAAAATTTATATTTTGAAAGTAATAGAGGTAAAAGCGTCAGGGTTCGGGCATACAAAGCTATTAAGAACTACGAGTTATTACAAAAAGATATTAAGTTAGAAGAAAAAGATTTGAAAGATATAAAAGAATATACAGGCACAGAAGAATTAGATTTAAAAAAAGATTGGTATCAAGCTTTTCAAAATGTAGAACAAGAAGATAAAGATTATTTATTAAATTTAATTGAAGCAGGAGAAAATTTAGATGAGCCTGCAAGAATTTGGACATCTACTATACACGCTATCAAGGGAGGTGAACAAGATAATGTTGTGTTATCTTTAGACCTTGGAGATAAAATATTAAAAGCCATAAAGAAAAGTCAAGACAAAGAAGATGAAGAACATAGAGTTTGGTACGTTGGAGTTACCAGAGCAAAAAATAATTTATATAAACTAAAAGCAAAAATAGAGAGGAGAGGATATAAACTATGAGTAAAGTATGGGATAAGCAGCATGGGGGGAGTCACTATCAAAAATATAAAATTCAACCTAGCAAGTTTGTTGTTGAGAATGAGTTGTTATATCCAGAAGGATGTGCTATAAAATACATCATTAGACATAGAGATAAAGGAAAGAAACAAGATTTATTAAAAGCAATTCATTTTATAGAAATGATAATTGAAAGGGATTATAAATGATATTACCACAAACAGAGTGGTTAGCGCCAAAAGAATTTCCAGACTTATCTAAGTACGATGAGATTGCAATTGACTTAGAGACAAGAGATCCAAACTTAAAGAAACTGGGATCAGGGGCCATCATTGGTGTAGGTGAGATTGTAGGTATTGCTGTAGCAGTAAAAGATTGGAAAGGATATTATCCAATCGCTCACGAAGAAGGGCCTAACATGAATCGTAAACAAGTTTTAGATTGGTTTACTTCTGTATGTCAATTACCCGCTGCAAAAATTTTTCATAATGCCATGTACGACGTATGTTGGATACGTAAATTAGGTATAAATATCAATGGTTTAGTGTTAGACACAATGATTGCAGCTAGTCTAATTGATGAAAACAGATATTCATACACGCTGAATACTTTGTCTTGGGCATTTTTAAAGAAAGGTAAAAACGAAACAAGATTAATTGAAGCTGCAAAGTCGAGAGGACTCGATCCAAAAGCTGACATGTGGAGATTACCTGCGATGGAAGTAGGAGCGTATGCAGAAAAAGATGCTGAACTAACTTTAGAACTTTGGCAGCTGTATAAAAAAATAATTAAAGAACAAAACTTACAAGAAGTTTTTAATCTTGAGACAGATTTGTTTCCTTGTCTGGTTGATATGCGATTTCTTGGGGTGAGAGTGGACGTTGAAAGAGCTCATAAATTGAAGCAAGAGTTAGCGCTACAAGAAGAAATGTTAATCCACTCAATAAAAAAAGAAAGTAACCAAGAAGTTCAACTGTGGGCTGCAGCAAGCATTGCCAAAGTTTTTGATAACCTAAATTTATCTTACGAATTAACTGCGAAAACAAAGTCACCTTCTTTCACTAAAAATTTTATTACAAATCATAAACATCCTGTAGTTAAGATGATAGCAGAAGCTAGAAAAATTAACAAGGTAAGAACAACTTTTATAGATACCATTATTGATCATGAACATTGTGATAGAATACATGCGGATATAAATCAAATAAGATCTGATGAAGGTGGTACTGTTACAGGAAGATTTAGTTATGCTAATCCAAACCTACAACAGATACCTGCTAGGGATCCAGTAACAGGTCCTATGATTCGATCATTATTCATACCAGAAGATAATTGTAAATGGGGATGCTTTGACTACTCGCAACAGGAACCAAGACTTGTTGCACACTATGCATTAAGATTTGAATTACCATCTGTAAATACAATTGCAGATTCTTACGATACAGATCCATCAACAGACTTTCACAAAATAGTTGCAGAGATGGCAGAGATACCAAGATCAGAAGCAAAAACAATTAATCTTGGATTATTTTATGGTATGGGTAAAGCAAAACTACAAGCTGAACTTGGTGTATCAAAAGATAAGGCTGAAGAATTATTTCAAAAATATCACAACAGAGTTCCATTTGTAAAACAATTAATGAATAAAACAATGAAAGCTGCAGAAAATAAAGGTGAAGTAAAAACTTTATTAGGTAGACGTTGTCGATTTCCAAAATACGAACCTGTACTTAGAGGTGATGACTGGGGTAAGTATGTACCTGCAGAAGATCACGAAAGAATGTTGGAGCTTCAACAAATGGGGCCAACACTCTTAGATGAAAATGGTGAAGACACAGGTAAGAAAAATTATTGGCATAATAATTCAGCACGTAGAGCATTTACATACAAAGCTTTGAATAAATTAATTCAAGGTAGTGCAGCGGATATGACAAAGAAAGCAATGGTAGAACTTCACAAAGAAAAAATTTTAGCACACATACAGGTGCACGATGAATTAGATTTTTCGGTTGAATCAGATCAACAAGCTGATAAGATAAAAGAAATCATGGAACACGCAGTAAACTTGGAGGTTCCCAACAAGGTGGATTATGAGTCTGGTCCAAATTGGGGTGAAATAAAATGAGGAATTATGGCTTATTTAAATGCAAACATACCACCTATTTATTGCAAAGTAAAAAGAGAATATCTTTATGATTTTAAAGAACATAAAGGAGAGTCTCTTGACTGTGTTATCTTTGGTATGGCTTCTATTTCAGGGCGTGCATTATTGTTTCACATTATGCTTACGAACGGTGCGGTTTTTTACAGACTACCTATTAGTGCGTTTTTTCAAAAAGAATTCGAACGACATCAAGTGCCAGATATGCGAGTGGATGAGTTACAATTGTGGAATTGTTTTAGCTATTATCCTAGCGTGCATTGTTTTGATTGGTTGGCTGGTATAAACGGTAAGTTTAGAGGAAAAGATAAAAAATTTTATCATGGTGAATATCTTTTTACTGTTGACTGGGCTCATCCAGAGACTAATATATTAAACACGGAACATTCTGAAATTCCGCAAGAGCACAAGTGTGCACACATATTGGCATTGAAAAATGGCAACTATGCAGCGCAGCCAAACAATAGAATAATTTGGCACGTCAACAGTTACACAACAGATAATGATTGGCCTGACTATAAGGTACAAACAACATACTGGGATGTAGAAGGAGACGATTGGGTGACTGAGGATTCAGATAAAATGTTTTATGATATTGAGGATAAAAAATGAAAATACTTTGTTTTGATTGCGGACATAGATGCCATTGTGAAGGTCAAGGTTATTATGTAAGCACTTCTCAATGCTCAACATGTGATTGCTATGTTTGTAATCACATTGAAATAAAAAACTATGAAGATCACATGGGAGAAAATATGTTAAAAAGACTTTGGAAAAAAATTAAAAGTTGGTTCTGGACTGATTAATGAATAGGTTTAGTGGCTATGGATTACAGATTTACAGCAATACTAATACTTTTAATATGTTTACTGGCTTTATTTGTAAGGCCAGTAGACCACACACCATTGAAAATTGAATTAAAAGATACTATAATCCCGCTTCCAAAACCAAAAGTAAATGATTAAAAAGAAATCAGCATTATTTTTTCACAAGCTATCATTAGCATGGCTTTCTTGTATGATATTTATGGTACAAGGAAACGTGCTACAACTAACCAGCAAACACGCTATCATTGCTACAAAGACAGGTGTAATTACAGGTGCTCTGGTAGTTTTAATGTCTTTTATACCTTGGAAGTTTCATTTTAAACTACCAATACTTATGTTTATTGGTTGTTTTTTTGCTGATTTATTAGCTCACCCAACTCATTTTGGACATTGGTGGACTGAAGCTGCATGTACTGCATTGTTGGCTGCTGTGTTTTCTTATGTTATAACACTTTCGCCAGCAGGCAAAAAATTGGAGGAATATTTAGGTGGCTAATAAACCTTTAAACATATCTGAATCCGCGGCAGTGCAGATGCCGATGAAGACGGTAGCTTCATTGATCGTAATCGTCGCTCTTGGCACAATGAGTTTTTTTCAGATACAAGAAAAATTAAATCAACATTCAACAAGACTAGAGTTAATGGAAAAAGATTTAACAGAGAACACAGACTTTAGAATCAAATGGCCACGTGGACAACTAGGTTCATTACCCGCTGATTCTGAGCAGTTCATG